CTTTTTGATTTTTTATTGGCATTTTTCTTTGACTGCTCTTGAAATGTTTTGTCTCCTTGAGTTTCAGCAAGGTATTTCTTGGCCCAAGAAACTATATCCTTATCCGATACAAGTTGGCTATCATCTTCAGTCCATAATTTAAATTTTAATCCTTTTTTTGCTGCGAAATCCTTCGAATCATTGATTTGATCGATCACAGTTTGATGTTTTAACCATAGTTTTGGCTTTATTTCCCATATTTCTGTTCCACTATTTAATTCTACATAGAGGTCTGGATTTCTCCATGATTTCTCTCCACGGAAAACTTCACAACGACAAAAAGATTTAACTGAAGGATTTGATTCTAAAAGAAATAGGCATCTTAGTTCATATGATGAAGAAAAATAAATAGGTGAATTGTTTTTTTCGGATTGAAAGTAACCTCTAATGTGCGAATGTTTGAAGTCTCCACTAGCGTGTTGACTGGCACATTTTTTCGAGATGTTTTCCTTCCATGTCATTCGAACCTCTGGCTTTAAATTCATAACCCAACGATTTTTTCCATAATCATAAATTCGTACAAGACCACGACTAAAGGCCCATTCGGATTCGGTCATACCATCTGGACATTTGCTACTAGATTTCTTCTGGCTTTGTTTGCTTAATCGTCTTTGCAATATGGTGTTTAAGTACGAATAATCAGACTTGTGTTTCTTTTCAAGGGTAAATCCAATAGATTCATAGACTTTTCCAATACTCATACGATTGTCGCTGAAACTTATGATTTCATCATAGTCCATTTTCTTTGCCCAATCTACGGCTTTTTTTAGTAACTTCCCAGCACCACCAATCACTTGTGTTTTGGTTCGGAAACATAGTCGATCTAAAACAATTTTGTTTTCAGATATCTGTCGGCTATGTCTTCCAAGTGACATGACACCAACTAATTCTTCTTTGTGCCAAAGACCAAAATATACTATTCCAAGATTGTTTGATCCTTGAATGTGAAATTCTTCTAAAAATGATTTTGAATCTAATTTTGAAAGTTCTTTTACCTCACAATTTCTAGCTGACAATCTTTTCGAGTAACAACCAGCCTTGGACAACAAAAGTCCTTCCCATTGTTTTCTTCTAGAAGACCATTCGTCTGAAAAAACGACTATATTTGTTCCCGAAGAAGGCGTTTTAAACTTTGAAAACGATTTTGAATCGGACAAATCGACAAAGTCAATTGCGAGTTCAATACCAATACTTTGCAGCCATTCTTGTGGTGTTGTTTGTTTCATTTTAGCCATTGTTTAAGTGTAAAGTCAAATGCCCTACTCCTAAAGAGGACTTTGCTTTTATTGTATCATTTTTATTTAATTTTTTATGCTTATATTATTACACTTTTTAAATAGTAAGCACCATTAAATAAAAAAACCCACTCAGCTTAACACTAAGTGGGGTTTTTTTTATTATTCTAAAACTTTATGTTAGTTTAAGAATAGAGTGTAAAAATCAAATAATAAAATTAGCAATCGACATTCTTGCGTAGAACTTCGCACCTTCACGAAGCAATTTCTTGCCGTATCGTGTTAAAATTCCCTTACGAGGACAGAAGCTCTCTGGATCGAGAACAACAGGAGTCTGAGTAAGAGGAACATAAGGGCAATAGAAATATCCTGAGTCAAGATATGAATCGCCTTTATAGCCCATAAGGATTTGGTTAGATGGGAACAATGGATCTTTATATAGTCTCCAACGATTGTTCACAGTACCAACATACTGGATACCCAAGCTGCTGCTGAAAGTTTCAGAAGGTGCAGGAGCAAAACCAGCGGTTGCGGTTTCAAAGATCGAAGCAACTTCAGGAGATGTAACGATGAAGTTAGCACCACCACGAAGGGTCTTACGATGAATAACGGAGGAAATTTCAACGATCTTCACATAAAGAGATTCGTATTTTTCTTTGATAGTATCACCCAAGGAGGTGTTGAAATCCCAAGCGGTTACAGTACCAGCATTTTGACGGAGGTCGGTGAGGACTTCACGATCAATTTCAAGATTAATTTCTTGAGCAAGAACTGCGGTCAATTCGGCTTCAGCATCCAAGTTGTGTTGTGAGCGAAGATCTTGTTGAGCTTCATAAGACCATACAGCCTTCAACTTACGGGTTTTGGCAGTAATATCTTCAGATTCAACAACGAGGTTGATTTCTGGAAGATCTTGTGAGCATTCAAGATTAGCTTCGTAACTTGCAACGATATGGTTATCACCAGGGTTGCCACCAGTCCAAGCAAGGGTAACCACGCCAGTAGTAGCATTTAAGCTTGATCCTGCGGAGGTTGCTTTTGGGCTAGGAGTTCCGATATCGGTAAAGTTAAATACACCAGCGGAACTTACGCTGAATGTTTGAATAGCTACAGCACCTTTATAAACGGTACCAGTAACGGTTCCGGTTAAGATAGGGGTGTGTTCAAAAGGACTATATACAGATGTTGAGGTTACACCAGCATCGGTAGCTCCCACTTCATTTTGAACGAACTGATGGGAATAGAAGATATCGAGATTAGCAGTACCATCTGCTCTCTGCATCAATGAATTTGCATCATCGCCAGGGAAACCGCTATTATTATCAGCACCACGAGTAGCACCCTTGTTGGAAGAGTATCTAAAGCGGAGATAATAAACAAGACCAGTAGGTCCGAGCAAAGGCTGGACTGATACGATCTTATTAGCGATCAATTGTGGGTAGATCCTACGAACCAATGGGATTGAGATTCGTTTGAACTGTGCGATGTCAGCGGTGTCGGTAGACACTTCGTTGATAAGGCGTTGGTTTTCGAGAAGAACTGCTGTGGCTGCACGAGTATTACGGTCTTCGATGCCTTCGAGGAGACCAGTCTTAGCCCAGCGTCCTTCTAACTCTTTAGCTTCATTTAAAAATCTAGCATTAGCGTTCATATTAAAATTTCCTTTATAACTTGTTAGAATTTAGCTTTTACTTTGGTTTCTTTATACCTGAAAGAACCAAAATTTGGTCTATTTCACTGCTGTTGTTGCCGACATTTTCCGCAATGACGACTTCTTGATCAACAACTTTTTGTCCTCTCCCCGTTACATTCTTTGCTTTTTCAAATCTTTCTTTCTGTTCTGTGATTACTTCAGATCTCTTCTGTGAAGATGTCGCTTGTTTTTGCTCTGTAATCAAATTTTTAGCATAGCGTACATTTTCATTAAGTTTGGTATTTTCGGTAGACAAGCGAATATTGCGAGCTTCCATAATACGGAGTTGGCCTCTAGACTCTTCCAATTGTTTTTGGAATTCTTCAACTTTAGCTGAAGAGAAGTTTTGAGATTCATCATCAGACAAATAGTTACTTGCGATATCAACGATTTTATCCAATGCAACTTTATGTTCTGCGATACGAGGATCGCTAACAACATCTTTGCGAGCTTGTTCGTAAATTTCTTGACCTTTTGCTTGCAAGAATTGATCTACTTTGTCTACGATATATTCTTTCATTTCTTGAAGTTTCTTGTCGTATTCTTCATACAACTCAACTTCGATGTTGCCGTTTTTGGATCGTTCCGACTTCAACATTTGATAAGCTTCTTCGTATCCTTCTTCAAGAGCGTTTTTGTATTCTTCGCCTTGAATATCTAGACGATTCCGCAAATCGGCAATGATAGCATATGCTTCTTCATAGCCTTGTTCTGCGGTTTTTTCAGAGTTTGACAATTCCCCAGAAAGTTCAGTATAGGCTTCTTCAAGTTTCTCGTTATATTCTTTTTCGAGATCTAGCTTTGCCTGATTCAGCATTTCATTGATAGCTGAACTTACTTCCTTTACATCGGATTCTGGTAAAAGTTTTTTGATTGCTTCGATTATCTTTTCCATTAGCCTAACCTCACTTTGCTAGTATTTCGTTTTTAAAAAAATTAAATCAAACAATTTTAGATTTTATATTCTTTGTTTGATCTTCAATTATTCCACCTAAGCAAGCTATTAATGCTTCTTTGCTAATTTTATGTATGCTTCTGCTTTCGTTTTTAACTGAAGAATCAGAAGATTCCACTGAATTATTTGATGGAATGTAACTTTCACGCTTGCTTACAATTTTTTCTTGGAAAGCAGAATGTGTAGATGGATCAGCCACTGCATCGAATGTTAATAGTTTATAACTTTCGCCAATGACAAGAATTCCACTTTCATCTACTCGTCCATTACCAACACCTCTGCTGCTGATTCCAACACGCACACCATCATTGATGAGTGCTTTTAGAATACGGCCATGAGGAGTGTTTAATATCTCGCCTTCACCCATAAGATTATTTCCTTCCCACCATAACTTAGTAATTACATGGGAAGCTTTTTCGAAATGTATGATACTATCTGTAGGATGATCTAATTCGCCAATCAATCCTCTTGCTTCAATTATTGGAGTCAGAGCCTTAACATTGTCGTTTAAGACGCTGTAAGGATATTTCCTTTTATTTTTATTGACAGCTTCTGCTTCTTGGAATTTCCCTCTAAAGCTAGTTAATCCTTTATTAGTGGATTCATTTAGACTTAGAACGAAACCGCCAGAATTGCAGGAGTCAACAAGTAGCATTTTATCACTCATTACTCTCCTTTATTGGTTGATTACTGGTCTTTTGCTTTCTGGGGATAAAGTATTTTTAAGATTAGGCCAAGTATCACTATCTTGGTATGTTCCTAATTCATCATTATCTTTATCTGCACCTTTTTCGCCCTTCATTGTAAATTCAAAAGCATCAGGAATGTAGGGATTGTTTAGGGAAGGCCAAGTATTATCTCCGCTATCGTTTCCTAAAGCATCACCCATCATTTCTTCTTCGCCACCGAAGGACTTTCCATCGCTTACTGGACTGTGATTAAGACCATATTCATCCCCACCATTAAATTTGGAAGGAACAGCATCGGTTTGTTTTGCAGCCCAAGCATTCATGGGGTGATCTCCACCTACCGAGGTATGAACATCCATGTCTTTCCATTCGCCAGAGTGATCCAAGTTTGCTTCAACCAATTCACTGATATAATCAGCGATATTTTCTGCTAATTCCAAACTAGGAGCAGAATTTCTATTGAGTACAGATTCACATTCAGACATGAAACTAGCGGTTTCTACCTTAGCAACTTCATCTCCGATTTGAATTGCTGCTTTATTCATTTCGTGAAGTGCTTTGTATAAATCGGAAAATACTTTTAAATCAATGCTATCGCTTTCGTCTATTTTGTCAAAGAAATCAACAGCTATGTTTTGGAATTCAACATATGAATCTTTGCATGTTTTGCATTCGGAAGTTACATCATTAGAGTAACCAGCCAACTTAGCGATTTTGCTAACACGACCAGTATAAGCATGATGTGCGGTTCTTAGAATTGCTTCTGCCATAAAGTTACAAACGCTATCATCATAATTATTTACATTTGCGATTTCAAGAGCTTCAGCGATGTTTGCTGATAGTTCATCTTGAGTCAAATAAAGAACTGATGGCCATTTTGCGACAATGTTTTCCAAGCATTCTTCAAGATTAGCATTGTCAGATATATTGTTATATCTTTTAAGTTCAGCAATAGCCTTTACGAATGATTGGTCTTCATTTACTCTTTTTGCTTTGCCACGAAGAACTTTAACTTCGGTATCTAAAGTCTTCCAATTAAATGCAAGAACTTTACCTTCGTTACGCTTTTGTATGTTTGGAATTGCCAAAGCAACTACATTGCCGTTGTTGTCATTTTTGACTACAGATTCAGAAATAACATGACCATAATTTTTATAATCGACATATCCAAATACATTTTCAGCTAATTTTGACCATTCTTTCATAGTCTTTTTAATACGAGTATGAACTCCCCATCGTTTATTGGATGTTTTTCCCAATTTTTTCTTTGCTTGTGCAGCTTTTCTTTTCAGTTCTCTTTTTATAGAATCTGGGATCATCGCTGCTCGTTTAGCCCTAGTGCGAACACCAGCCATAACTTCAGCATGATTCCTTTTCTTGTGATATTTTTTTGATCGTTTTCCAGTTGGCTTGCTAGTAGTAACCACAGCCTTATATCCTTCAGTTAGTTCTCTTCGAACATTTGGCATTAGGAAATATTCTTCAAATTTAGTATTTGCTTTTTCTTTGTTATTATCAAGCAATGCATCAACCATTTCTGAAATGGTATTACGAGAATTTGCTTTTGCTGATTCATTATCGATTACAAGTTCTTGAATGTTTTCAAGAATAACTTGATCATCTTCTAATTTATAAATTGCATGAATATATGTGTCATCAGATGTTTTATATGTAACATCTGATTCTCCGTAGCAATGCAATTCAACATCAACGCCAAGGGTTTTACCCAAAACATCTTGTGCATTGATTAATTCTTGTTCTGATCTTGTCAAAGATCCTTCTTCTAAATTTCTAAACGCTTCAAAACTGATAAGTTTTCTTTTCATGTGTAATCAACTCCCTGTGCTGTAGGTTACAAATATATTTTTATTAGCACGATTTTGGATGCCGTGTCATTATCGTATATATTGCATTATAACAATATTTTTACTTTTATTTTTCAATATTTGTTTGTGTCAAAAACAAATGTCACAACTATATAAGTATGCTTATCAATATAAAAATGAGGTAAAAAATGAAAACATTTTATGAATTTATGGAAAGTGTGGGAACTGAGTTGGCCAATGAAATTGGTCCAATGGGATTAACAAAAGAAAGAATGGAAGTTTTAGCACCAATGTT